TTATTATGTGCGTTTATAAAATTTTGACATTGATGATTCCTGTTTTCCCATTCGTCAGAAAAAATTAAAATATCGTTTGGCCAATCTTTTTTATCGTAATTATTTACATCGGCAATATCAATGATAATCATTTTGTGTTTTCTCCTTGTTAAGATATTATCACAGTAAGAAAGCCTTTTCAAGGTCATAAAATTGTAAAAACACAAAATTTAGTTTGATATTGATTTTTTAAATGAAAAAACAAAGAGCCCCGACTTTCCAGCCGGGGCTCTAAAAAGATATCAGTTTGATATCAGTTGCTATGCCTAGACAACAAAGTTAGCAATTGATAGACGAGCATAGAACTTAGCTCCTTCTCTTAGCAATTTCTTGCCATACCTAGTAAGTATACCCTTACGAGGACAGAAGCTTTCTGGATCTAGCACAACTGGTGTTTGTGTTAGAGGAACATATGGGCAGTAGAAGTATCCGCTGTCCATATAGCTGTCGCCCTTGTATCCCATGAGAATCTGGTTGGTTGGGAATAGTGGGTCTTTGTAGAGGCGGTAGCGATTGGCTACTGTGCCGACATACTGAATGCCCAAGCTGCTTGTGAAGGTTTCAGAAGGAGCAGGAGCGAAGCCAGCGGTAGCTGTTTCGAAGATAGAAGCAACTTCGGGGCTTGTGACCAAGAAGTTAGCACCACCACGCAATGTCTTACGATGGATGACATTGGAGACCTCAACGATCTTAACATAGAGGGCTTCATACTTTTCCTTGATGGTATCACCAAGAGCGGTAGCCAAGTCCCAAGCGGCGACAGTACCGGCGTTCTGACGAAGGTCTTGAACGCACTCACGGTCGATTTCGAGGTTGATTTCCTGAGCGAGAACAGCGGTTAGCTCGGCTTCAGCATTCAAGATTGTGCTGTGAGCGGAGGTCTTGCTGTGCTTCGTAGGACCATACAGCCTTGAGCTTACGGGTCTTAGCAGCGATTTCTTCTGATTCAATGACTAGATTGATCTCAGGAAGGTCTTGGTTGCATTCCATGTTGTACTCGTAGGAGAGAACGACATAGGAAGATAGACCAGCGGCTGAACCGTTCCAAGTAAGGGCTAGGGCACCTGTGTTTAGGTCGAGTGAACCACCTGTGCAGAGGATTGCGCCGCTTACTGTGCTGAAGCTGAAGGAGCCAGCGGAGGAAACAACGAAAGTCTGAACTGCGCCAGCGTTGTAATAGATGGTTCCGGTGATGGTTCCAGCTAGAACAGGTGTGTGCTGTAGGTTGCCGTAGCTAACAGTTGTGCTAGCGGCGGCGGCAGCGGAGACAGTTGTTTCGTTCTGAACGAACTGGCTGCTGTAGAAGATGTCTAGATTAGCATCACCAGAAGCAAGCTGCTGGAGAGAGTTGACATCGTCAGCGGGGAAGCCATTAGAGTTGGTAGCACCCTGAATAGCACCCTTGTTTGATCCGTAACGGAAACGGAGATAATAGACTAGACCAGTTGGGCCAAGTAGTGGCTGAACGCTAACGATTTTGTTAGCAATCAACTGGGGATAAATACGACGAACAAGAGGAATAGAAATTCTCTTGAATTGAGCGACATCAGCGGTGTCGGTAGCGACTTCGTTGATTAGTCTCTGGTTCTCTAGGAGAACGGCTGTTGAGCTACGGACATAGGGGCAATCGATCCCCTTGAGGATACCTGTCTTTGCCCAACGAGCCTCTAGCTCCTTAGCTTCATTTAGAAATCTTGCATTAGCGTTCATCTGTGTAACTCCTTAATTAGTTCTTGTTTTTCTTAACGCCTGATAGAATGAGTAACTCGTTAGCTTCACCGTTGTTTGAGTTATATTCCGCAATAACTTGAACATTTTCGGTGTTAATAGATCCTCTCCCGCTTACATTCTTTGTCTTTGTGACTCTTTCTTTCTGCTCAGTTAATACTCTGGCCTTCTTTGTTTCAACAGCGGCCACTTTGCGGGACTCTGTTAGAACATTGTTGGTTTTGCGAACGGTCTCGTTTAGGCGAGTGTTGTCGGTGGAGAGTCTGATGTTACGGGCTTCAAGCATTCTAATTTGGCCCTTAAGTTCATCAATAGCCTTAGTAGCTTCATCCAACTTGGAAGAAGTAGCGAAGGTTCTCTCTTCGTCAGACAAGTAGTTGCTGACGGTATTAACGATCTTGTCGAGAGCGACCTTGTGTTCAACGATACGAGGATCGTTCATTAGGTCATGGCGAGCTTGTTCATAGATTTCTCCGCCCTTAAGCTGGAGGAACTGGTCTACCTTCTCGACAATGTAGTTCTTCATCTCGGCCAATTTTTGGTCGTATTCTTCATAAAGATCAACTTCGACCTTGCTCTTATTGTTTCTTTCGGCAAGGATCATCTGGTAGGCTTCTTCGTAGCCTTCCTCAAGAGTCTTTTCGAATTCGGCCTTTTGGACTTCGATACGGCTACGAAGATCATTGATGATTTCATAAGCTTCTTGGTATCCTTGATAGGCAGTTTTTTCTGCTGTGGCCAACTCACCTGAAAGCTGTGAATAAGCTTCTTCAAGGTTTGTGTTGTACTCTTTTTCGAGATTTTCTTTTGCGTCTGCGAGCATATCGGTGATAGCTGAAGCAACTTCATTCACTTGCTCTTCAGGAAGAATTCTTTTTAGCGAATCAATAATCTTTGTATCCATTAGCCTAACCTCATTTTGATGTTGTTAGTTTGTTCTTTTACAATTCCGCCCAGACAAGCAATCAGAGCATCTTTGTTTACTTTATGTATGCTCCTAGTCTCATTTTTTTTCTGGGAATTTTCAACTTTTGATGAAGAGTACTCCTGACTCTCTTTAGTTGATGTAACTTTCTGCTGGAAAGCAGCGAATGTTGAAGGATCAGCAACGACATCAAATGTTATGAGTTTATAGGACTCATCGATGACAAGGATGCCATTTTCGTTTGTTTTACCGTTGCCTACACCTCTTGAGCTAACACCTACTCTAACGCCATCATTGATTAGGGCTCTCAATATCTTGCCATGGGGTGTGTTAAGGATTTCACCTTCACCCATGAGGACATTTCCTTCCCACCACAATTTAGTGATGATATGTGAAGCTTTTTCGAAGTGTATGATTGAGTCTTCTGGGTGATCTAGTTCACCTACCAAGCCTCTAGCTTTTATGCATTCGCCCAATTTCTTTACATTCTCATTTAGTACATCATAAGTGTACATTCTTTTATTTTTATTAACTGCATCGGCTTCTTGGAACTTGCCTCTAAACTTAGTCAAACCTTTATCGGAAGATTCGTTTAGAGACAGTTCAAGACCACCATGAGTGCAACAATCTATGAGTAGATATTCTTTCACAGGTTCTCCTTATGGGATTAGTTTTTGCCGTCTAGGAGTTTGGTGCTATCTGCCATGCTCATACTTTGATCAGGCAAATATGGGTTTTTGAGGTTTGGCCAAGTATCGCCACCTTGGAAGGTAGCTAAGTCATCGTCTTCCTCGCCAACCGACTTTTCGCCATGCACTTTGAAGTCACCGGGTTTAGGGGCGTAGGGGTTGCTGAGATTAGCTCCCATATCTGCGCCTTTCATGCCTGTGTAATAATCTTCAACATTTACTTTCACGCTTTTTCCATCGGACATTGGGCTTCCGTTGAATGGTCCTTTATGGGCACCGGGGGAGCCATTTTCTGCAGCGTATTTGTGGATAAATGGGTTGTCGCCAACGGCACTTAGGTGTGGTTGTACTAATGTCCAAGCTGAACCGTCGAAATCGGCTGCTTCGCAGAGGTTTTCAAGGTAAAGAGCTAGGTCTTCAGCTTACTGTGATTTCAGGTCTTGCGACATGATTTAGAACATTTTCGCATACTCTAAGTAGGCTTTGTGTTTCGTACTTAGTAGCTTCATCGCCCATAATTCTGGCGGTTTGATTGATTTCGCTGATTGAGCGAGTAAAGGTCTTTAAAAACCTGTAATTCGGCAATAGCGTCAGAATCAACTTTCTTGAACACGGCTTCAGCGACAACTTGCGAATTGCTCGTAGTCATCAACATCAGCGGTTTTACCGGCCAAGCTGAACATCTTAGCTACTCTATCGCTGTAGCTTCTGTGTGCTGTTCTGCTGATACCATCGGCCAAGAAGGAGCATACATCGTCATCGAAATTCCTTGCGCCAGACAGGGTTAAAGTTTCGTTGATTTTTGTTGCTAGTTCATCTCTGGTGAGATAGAGGAGGTTTGGCCAAACGGTTACAACATTTTCGAATGCTGTTTGCAAGCCGTTGTGATCGGACATAGCGTTGAAACGCTTGAGATCATTAATTGCACGAATCCAGTTGCTTTCGGAGTCGTATTGTTCTTTGAGGGCATCCATTCTGCAATGCATGACATTAGCCATGTCTTTGTATTGCAGCATGAGGACTTTGCCTTCGTTGCGAAGATGGGTTCTTGGAATTTCCATCTTTACAATATTTCCCTTATTGTCGGATTGAGTTCTGGCGGATTGATGAACTTCACCGTTGGAACGATAATCAACGAATTCGAGGATATTGCGAGCGATGTTCTTCCACTCGTCTAGTTTTTCTTCGCCCTTATCTTTTTCGACTTTCTTAGCGACTTTATTGAAACGCCTCTTGTCGTTAAGGGTGTCTTTCTTCTTGTTTCTCTTTTGCTTTTTGGTCAACTTGCTGTGCTTTTTGCCATGCTTTTTGTCGAGATAAGCTTGTAGGGCTGGAGGAAGCTTCTTCTTGCCCTTCTTCTTTTTCTTATCGCCATCTTCGTCGCCGTCATGATCCTCATCGTGCTTTTTAGCTTCAGCGATTATGCCTTCTCTTAGTCC